GTTAGTATCATTCTCCAGGCAATAGCTGTCTGTTCACCGAAACATTCCTTTATAAACATTTCTTGAAATGTTATAGGGAATCGATCAGTTGCAGCGCTAAGGTCAAAAGAATAATATTTATGTCCCAATGGTTTATTAGTTATTGTAGGACATTGTGTGAAAGTTCTATCAGTTGGGATTGTCCGTAAAAAGTTAAAATGAATACTATGTATTTGTTTTAACCATGTTTGAGACCAGTAATCAAATATCGCGATTATTCGTGATTTTGCTTCTGGATCTTTAACTATAGACAATCGTCTTACATGATAGGATGATGGATCTTTTCTAAACTTGTTATTAATATCCATTACCATTTCAACACGTTCTTGATAAGAACGATTTTTAAATTGAAGATAATTTTTATCTTTAAATTTAAAATCGAAAGGTAATTTAATATTATTCCAATATTTAGTTACAAGATACCATTTTTCAACAATGATAGTTTTGAAAATCTCATCATAATGGATCATTGTAGATCTAATTGATGTGCTCATTAATATTGTTTTCAATATTTCGGGCATAAATTTTAAATCCATCAGTGCATCTCTTGTAGCTCTTCCTATTGGACCTGATTTATTACTATAATGTAAATCATTTACATCAAAGTATGTTTTAAGTTTTAATTTAAAATCATATTCTGATAAAAATAATGGGATATGTAAACATAGTTTACGTTCCATTATCGGGTTTGCACCCGATGGTTTTATTAGAGTAGATAAATCAGGATCTTTCCAACCAGGGAGTGTTCTTGAAATAGAAAGTAATGTAAACACAAATCTTAGAGCAATGGGATCTCTCGATTCAATTAACTCATGTAAATAAGTTATTTGTTTCGGTAGACCATTGATCCGATTGATACCTATAATCATTTTAACCTCTTTTTGAGGATTATCTGACAAATAGGACATCACAATTTGTTTTATCATTTTGATATAAGCAATTGTCCAAATCGGCCCATTCTCTTTATTCCATTTGGCAACTTGGTTTATCCAAGTTTTCGAATGGTCTATTGAGTTTGGAACTTTAGGAAACCAAATTAACACTATCCAATATAAAATTTTTTGTATTAGGTTAAAGTTAATTTTTTGTGTCATTATGTTATTTTAATGATTATTTTGAAGACTACGATTCCATTCCATTTCTGGGGAGTATAACCG